TCATCCAATGTAGGAACCCACCAGTGTTGAGTCAGCATGAAGTTGTCTTCTGATTCTTCAATCAGTTCATCCACCCTATCGTTGATAAGGACAGTATCAACATCCATATAGAAACAATAGTCAGTCTCTACATGCTTGTACAATTCATATCGCTTTGCCCAGATGTGTGGTTGCAACCAGTTCCTACCACCACCAGAAAGATGTTTGGCATCCTCCTTTACAATCTTGATGTTTGATTCATCACTATAGAACCTATCGTCATTGTCAATAATAACAACCTCATAAGGTTGCTTGACTCTTTCTTCCAGAGCCTTCAACGACCTCATGAGGTTGATGTAATGCTTATCGTCACCACCAACAATATATCCAAACGTGACCTTACTCATAGCAATTTCAAAAGACCATTGATCCTGTTAGCATATGTATGATGTTGTTTCACATATCTCATCTGCTGAATAATTCTATCCTTATCTTCTCGCAAACGCAACCCTTCTTCAAACAACTCATCAATGTTCTCTCTACAGATAACCAGAGGACCAGCAAACTCTGCCAGTTTAGGTGAGTTAGTTAGACCCAACTGACCATAACTGATACTCTTGAAGATGCGACAGGTTTTTGTTCCCCAAGCAGCGTGTGTTGCATTGCGAAGATCTGGTGACAGAAAAGATTTCTGCATCAGTTGCCTCATAACATCCCCGTCCAGAGGATTGGTCCAAGGGTTAGACCAAACTGTTTTGACTCCTCGGGTTGAGCATAGTTCTGCAAATCTATCAATAAGATGCTTATTAGCAAATCTTCCCGTGGGTGAGATACTACCAATGAAATAATAGACATTTTCCCTCTCGATGTTCACCCAATCTTCATTGAATTCATGAGGGAGCAAGTCAGTTGCCCACGCAACATAAGAGATATCATATCCCTTTTCTTTAGATTCATCTCTATCAATGCATACACCAGTATCTAGCACTTCAAAATCATTAATGTCATGATCAAACTCATAGTTATCATTGTCCATCTTGTCTTGATGGTAACGCATGTCAATTAATTTTTTGACATTGCCCAGATACTTATTAGGATTTACACAGACATGCACATAGTAAGTGCTGGTCTTTCTTAGAGGAATATTTTTATCAGCGTATCCCTCCGTAAAGAAAACACAGTTGTCATAGTCAAAGTCCTCTGGATAATCATCATCGTGAAACCAGAAGACTTCATGACCATCTAACTCAAGAGTTTTCTTAAACCCTTCATGCACATAAGAATATGTGTCTGAGTGAAGGGGATAACCCCAGAGAACAAACTTCATCGATAATCACCAAACACAAACTTTTCACCCATTTTGGTTGTCTCGTCATCGTTAGTAAACTTATCAACCACTTCCATATCAACCAACTCTGGATGCACCCACCAGTCCTCGTATGGATGTCCAGTATCAACAGAGATATTAGAACCTACAAGTTTATACCCAAGACCACTCAAGAACTCTCTAGACTCATCACGAACGGCAGTGCCATCATTATAACTATCGTGTTCAAAAGTAATGACAGCAAACCGATATTTGTCATGAGGAATCTTTTTCAGAGCGGCAAAGGTTACCTCAGATGGTTCACAATCTACCTGAAGGTAATCGAAGTCAGTATTAGTAAATCCAACTTCGGTGAACAGATCATCATAATCAACCTCAGTGGCATCACCACATGCAACAAGGTTCTTACGACCAGCATTGAACTTATCAACAAGACTCTCTTGAATCTCAAGAGAAATACCAGTCCACTCAAACTGCTCAAGTAAAGCAGTGTTGTTGGAGACATATGGATCACCAGAACCGATCTCTACATAGGTTCCTTTACGCTTACCTTTGAGGATAGAAAGAACGAAGAGATCCTGATAACATTGAGAATAATTGTGCGTGATATTCAATGAACCAGGAAAAGGTTCAGCAAGTCGAAAGTGCATATTACGAGAGTAATATGTTGGCATTTGCCAGGCATTAGGATCAGACATGATACTTGGAATTATCTTTAGCTAGGTGAATAATTTTGCGGTTGTAGGGGTAGTTTGGATAGCATTCTGGATACGCATAACTCGGATCAAGTGTATGCACTCTATCAAAGTTTTCACAGAAAAACTTATTCAGATGAGTTTCGTCATGCCATACTGCGACGATACCATTCTCATCATCTTCATCTATTCTAGCACAGATTGTCTCCATCATCTCAATAACTGGTCCAGTCTTACCACCCCAGAGACATCCTTGCCAGTAGACTCCAAAGTCATAAGCATTCTCAAGATATGCCGTTGACTTTTTATTTGTCTCAAATGAACCAGGTGGTTCGTTATGTGGAGGTGCCTTCAAACAATGGCATGGGTGATGAACACCAACAAAATCTTTATCATCAAAGATTTCATCCAAAGCGATCTCTTCATTTACAGACATATCTGCATCAAGAAAGAGAACATAATCACTCTCAAGTAATTGTTCTTTCGCACCAAGGATGGTGTGAAATCTTTCCAGAGTAATCCTTGGCCATTCTTTGTGTTCAATTTGAATAGGAATGATGCTGTCAGGAACATCACCTTCCAAATCACCATCAGTAAAGGCAAAGATCTTTTTCTCTACACCAGGGAAGAGAAACTGCTGCACCTTGTCATAGTAATATGGAAGAAAATTTAGATACTTATCAGTACCAATAAAAATAATAGAAACTGTCATTAGATTACGGTCCACCCCTCACAATATAGGTCCTTTGTATCATGTTCTTCTGATAGTGGTGGACCAAACCACTTCTTAGGTGCAATAACTTTCTTGTTTTCGTTAGTAGACAACCAAGCACCCCACCATGAGAACGAAGAGTTTGCAATAATAAAATCAGAACACAATGTCATCATACACATATCAGTAAGATGATCGTTTCCTGAGATCATAAATCTATCATCTTCAAATAACTTCTGATCTACACACCACTCTGGATCATCAGAGAAAATAAACACAGTTCTATCGCTATCAAAGTGTTCTAATGCTTCAGCATAGTAAGTAAGAGATAGCATAGGGTGATGACTATACTTAGAGTAGTCAGTCCTACGAATGTGCAAAGCAATCGGCTCATCATAATCCTCAATGAATTTTTTACAATCCTCCTGCAGTCCATCTTTGAAGGTAAAGTCCTCCAAAAGTTCATCTCTCACATTCAGAAAATACTTTTCGCTTTGAAAATATCCAAGAAGAGATACATTATCGGGACATCCATTGAATAAATCAGAATCAAAATGAAAATACTCTGGACGAATATAACGACAACGATTGTCATCAAGGTATTGAATCTGAAGAGGATTCAAATTCTTCAACTCAAAGGTATTGAAGAGTTGATGTTCATCCCATTGATCCTCGGCACCACGATAGTTTGATGGAGGAACACAGTATTGAAACCCTCTGTTCTTTGCAATGCCTTTTACAGCAGCATATTGAAACATCTGGTTGGCAAGACGTTCTTTCATCTTGCCAAGTAAATTGATACCAATCATTTTGTTTGTAGTGCCTCAGCCGTTTCAGTAATTACGATATCTTGTTGTAATGACTTATGAAACTTATACCAATCATATGTTTTTTTCAAACCATCTTTAAGCGATGTCTTTGGTTTCCATCCAAGATGATAGAACTTGGAACAGTCAAGAGGTCTCTTTGGTGTACCGTTGGGACGGTCAGTATCCCAAACAATTTTACCAGTGTAATTGGTAACCTCAGCAACCTCAACGGAAAGATCTGCGATAGACACATCAATACCAGATCCGACGTTATAAATCTCTGCTCCACCACAAGTAATCATTGCAAAGAAACATGCGTCTGCTAGATCATCAACATAGAGAAACTCACGAGTAGGGGTGCCATCACCCCACAGAGTGACTGTATCATCACCTCTGGCAAACTTGGTCATCATCGCAGGAATGACGTGACCATTGTCGGGATGGAAGTTATCTCCAGGACCATACAAATTAGATGGCATCAGAGAGACGGAGTTAAAACCATACTGCTTATAGTATGCCTGAAGCATTTTGATTCCAGAAATCTTTGCTACAGCGTAAGCATCATTGGTTGGTTCTAAGAAACCAGTCATCAAAGAATCTTCTTTGACTGGGGTAGGTGCGAACTTAGGATAGATACAAACGCTACCCAAGAACAGAAACTTCTTGACACCATTCTTATGTGCGGCATCAATCAGATTTGTTTGAATCATCAAGTTCTCATAGATGAACTCACCTGAGTATGTGTCATTAGCATAGATACCACCGACTCTAGCAGCAGCATCAAACACATAGTCAATTTTGTTCAGTGCAAAGTAAGACTGAACATCAGATTGATCTCTCAGGTCAAGTTCTTTGCTGGTGGGAGCAAGGATGTTTGTATATCCTGCTTTCTCAAGTCTGCGAATGATTGCAGATCCTACAAGACCACGACCACCAGCAACAAAAATTACATCATCAGTTTTCATTTTACAGTTACTGCATGAACTTTAGGAAGCGGGAACAGAAGAGTTTTGCCTTTGAATTTCTCGTTCTTAACAAAGAAATCTTTGAAGTGCCAAGGAAGAACAAGGTAGTAATCATAATCACCAGCAAGAACAGTATCCTCATCAGTAATGGGAATCCAAGTTCCAGGTGTATAGCATCCCTTTTTGTCAGGGTTTACGTCACCGACAACTTCAATATCTTCAGGTCCTAAACCACAATATTGTAGCAGAACATTTCCTTTAGTGCTAGCTCCAAGAGCAGCAACTTTCTTTCCTTTAATTCTTTTCTTCAACTTATCTCTTGACTCTTCGATCATCTCAGTCCACTTCTCCCAAACGGGGAGTGTTTGATACTGACCCAAGAATTCCTCATCTTGAATCTTTTTGATCTTCTCACTATCCTCGTCCCACCAGACAGACTCTTCGTGAGCTGCAGTTACAACAAAACTTCCACCATTACACTTGTTGAAAGAGATGTCAACAAATTTAAATCCAACATCCTTGAACATATATTGGAACTGTCTCAGAGCATAGTATGAAAGGTGTTCATGGCAGACAGTATCATAAGAGAGTGCCTTGAACATCGCTGGCATGTAACTTTGTTCAAATACTGCAAGTCCTTCTGGATCGAGATTGGATTTAACGTCTCTCAAGAACTCTCTAGGATCCTCCACATCATAGAAGACAGAGAATGCAGTGATAACTTTTGCTTGTGTTGGTGGGTCTCCTACAGCTTCCTGATATGAAGCACCATTAAAGAATGCAGCCAGATGCTCAACACCCTCAGGTTGATACTCCTTAAACTTCTCAGAGGTAGGATCAATGTTAATCCTACGAAGATTGCTTGGATAAAAACCTAAAGTGGTTCCATCATTACCTGCGATATCAACAACGATATCACCTTCTTCAAGACTGACCTTTGGTTGATCCTCAAATCGCTTAATGATTTCATCTACTCTACCTTTGAGATGAGACACCATTGATTTGTTTAGACCAGAACGATACCCGTAGTCCTCACCATACATGATTTCTGGAGTAAATGTATACTCCATCTGAATATGCCCACAGGGGTGAGTGCCAACATCATGATGTTTCTCATCACACTTAAGCAATCTCAAGGGTGATTTGTGTTCCAGTTCTGGTTTGTCTGGGAAAATACCAGATAGTGTTTGTTCTCCTAAGTCTAGGACAACAGAAAGATTTTCATTACCGCAGATGCGGCATTTAGTAATACGATGTGTCATGTTGTTTATTGACCATTAATAACCATGTCTTCAACCAGACCTTGAAAATCAATCTCTGGTTGCCATCCTAAGATCTCTCTTGCTTTTGTGGCATCACCACAAAGTTGCTCAACCTCAGTTGGTCGAAAGTATTTAGGGTCTACTTTGATGACTGGTTTACCGCTCCATTTATCGATACCAACTTCATCAAGACCTTCACCTTCCCATACAATATTCATGCCAAAATAATCGGCAGCAAGTTCGACAAAGTATCGGACAGAATACATTTCACCAGTAGCGATGACATAATCATCTGGTTCTGGTTGCTGCAACATCAACCACATTGCCTTTACATAGTCTTTTGCGTGACCCCAATCCCTTCGAGCATCGAGATTGCCGAGAGATAATACGTCTTGGACCCCAACTGAAATTCTTGACAAACCCCTTGTGATTTTTCTTGTGACGAAGGTTTCTCCTCGTCTTGGGGATTCGTGATTGAAAAGTATTCCAGAACTTGCGTGTAGTCCATATGCCTCTCTGTAATTTTTGACAATCCAATATCCGTATAGTTTAGCAACTCCATAAGGAGATCGTGGATAGAAAGGAGTAGTCTCTCTTTGAGGGACTTCTTGGACCAGACCATATAGTTCAGATGTAGAAGCTTGATAAACTCGACAGGGAAGACCCAGCAGTCTGACTGCCTCAAGGATACGCAACGTACCCAGAGCGTCAACCTCACCAGTATACTCAGGCATCTCGAAAGATACCTTGACGTGACTCATTGCACCAAGATTGTAAATCTCAGTGGGTTTAATTTTACTCAGAAGTGCAATGATATTTGCAGAGTCAGTTAGATCACCATAATGAAGATGTAAATTTGGATCATCATAGATGTGATCAATCCTATCAGTATTAATCAATGAAGCACGACGAACAATACCGTGAACTTCATACCCTTTCTCAATGAGAAGTTCTGCAAGATAAGAACCATCTTGCCCAGTGATACCTGTAATTAATGCTCTCATTTTATATTGCTGGTTGTTTTATTATACAAAAAAAGGAGGTTGAAGTCAACCTCCCAAATCAATTCAGGCTCGCCACTTGCTCTTTAGAGAAGCAAGAAACTCGTAGGGGTATCCCGACCAGTGCTGTTATAGACCATCCGTGTCTTCTTTGATGTAACAAGGAACCGTTTCAGGATCCAACCACTTGGTATATTCAAAGTCTTCCATAGCAGTCAGAAGTTGCATCTGATTGTCAAGAAGATACATGTCCCGATACCGTTTAGTATAGGCATCTGCTTTTTGAATACGATAGTCTGGCATACCATTGATTTCTAGTGTGCCAGACTCAACGTAGCGATAAGGAAAACGTTCGTGAATGACTTTAGTCTGTTTCATCGGTCTCAAAGATAATGCCTTCTGAATGGAGATCTGTGTAGAGAGCATCGAGAAGAATCTCGTAGTCATCATATGGATCGTAGGTAAATTCTATACCATTCTCAGAATAAAACTTATAAAGTTTTTTGTAAATCTTTGGATGCTTACGGTCCAGATCTATTTTGTTTTCGACTGCATCAGTCAGGATGTGAAGGCTTTTCTTGAACTTAGAAACAACTGAAGTGCGTGACATTTCTTTGTTTGTTTACCCTAATATTATACTATGAAAAGGGAGTCGTGGTCAACCCCCTAGGACAATATTTAGAGTGTCAATTCTTCCTTGAAGCATGTGATTTTCTAGGGACTTTATGTTGGAATCGTTCCTGCAGATCGTAAACCAACTCATAGTTCTCTGTCAACACATAGTAACCAGTAAGGTTCTTACCATCATCCAACCAACCATAACTAATCAGGCGTTCGTTCACATCACAAAGATCAATCTTTCTTTCCGTGTTTAGGTAGTGATTAAACTTCTGGTGTAGGTTGATCATCGTTCCTCAAAGTCAAGTTTACGAACCTTTCTTTTGCGTCGGTTCTCCTGATATTCTAAATCAGCCGACGTAAGTATTCCATTATATTTAACATTATCTACTGGTTTAACTAGCACAACTTTATCCAAGTCAACTGCACCAATCTTATCATCAACCACGTTCATCTGATTGGGACAGCCACAGAACTGCACCTTACTAGTGGAAGTCAACTCCTTTCCACATTCTTTACATCTTACAGTAATCATTGTTTTTCATTCCGTTTGCTATTTGCGAATAACGAATGGGAGATACAGGATTCGAACCTGTGACATCTTCGGTGTAAACGAAGCGCTCTACCGCTGAGCTAATCTCCCCAGAGCGGGGTATCGGAATCGAACCGACGACATCTAACTTGGAAGGATAGCGTTCTACCGCTGAACTAACCCCGCAAAATCATTCAACAGAATGAATGTACATGTTGAATGCAAAAGTCTTTCTCTTTATATCAGACTTATGTACCGATACACCATGATATAAATGTGATGGAAACAGAATCAGATCACCTGTAGAAAGTTTAGGTCTATAGGAATCTTGTGCAGTAGTGCTACTGCCACATTCTTGTTTAGGAAGGACTTTGTTTCTCCAAGCATCAGAATAATCAGAACTATGTCTGTCTAGAAAATAAAACTTTGCGAAGTTTTCTCCAGAATTCATGATGAAGACAGCAGAAACATCTTGGTAATGTTGATGCGCTTCTTGGAAACCTCCTTTATTATAGCATGAAATCCACCCACCAGCGTCTATTTGATAGTTAATCTTAGCACCGATGTCATCAGAGAATTTTTTCAAGCATGAAGAAACATATGGTTGAATCCATGTGATGTCATCAAGCATTGTAACATCTACACTACAAAGGTCATTCCAACCAACAGGACGATTGGGAGAACAATCTGCTCTGCTATTAAGTTCGGAAATAAATTCTTTGTATTTTGGAACTTTGTATTGACCAAAGATAGGTCCGTAGAATAATCTATTAAGCACCAGTCCACATAGTATTAGGATCAAACTTTGGTTTTTTAACTTCTGCCCAATCTTTATCAAAGATATCTAAACCTTTATCAGTCAGAATATGTTTATACATATCCTCAAAAATCTTAGGTGGCATTGTGACAACCTCTGCACCATTATACCAAGAACGAACAGCACGTTGCACACTACGAATAGAAGCAGACAGAACCTGTGTCTTTACTCCATGGATACGATAGAGTTCAGAGATAGAACGGACTACTTCAAGTCCTGCGATTGATTGGTCATCGAGTCTTCCCACAAACGGGCTGACATAAGTAGCACCCGCCTTAGCAGCAAGAACTGCCTGAGCAGCAGAGAAGATGAGCGTGACATTTGTTTTGATACCGTCCTTAGTGAGTTCTTTGCAAACTTGCAAACCAGCTTTAGTCATGGGCAGTTTGATGGTGGAAACATCACCAAACTTTTCACTCAGACGACGACCCTCTTCCAGCATCTCAGTCATGTTTCCCATGACTTCCATACTGATGTCTTGTACACCAATGTCTTTAATTTGCTGATACACCGTATCTGGATCACGGTGACTCTTCATAATAAGGGTTGGGTTTGTGGTTACACCATCAATCAAACCCGTCTCAAAGTAATCTTTGATTGCGTATACATCTGCCGTATCAAGAAAAATTTTCATGATAAATCATCTCTTCTCGTATTATATATGCTAACTAATCGACTGTCCATGAGGCCAAGGATTACTGAAATCCATTGGTGGTTGTGGTTCAAACGTTGTAGGAAGTTTCACGCCAGTAGGATTATCAATCTCTTCTTGCGTGGGAATGATAAGTCTAATAGGAGTTCCTTCCCTCTCAAACTCCTCATTCATTTTGATATATGTTTCAGGAGTAATCTTTTCAGTCTTTTGATTGGTGGTCATACTCAATAACAATTCTTTTACATCTACTAGTTCTATCAGAAACCTCATAGTATTTTAAAGTTCCATCAATATCCTTCGCAATCTTTTCGAGTCTCCATCCTAGAGACCACATTGGATGTTTAGATTCAGTCACGTTGTCTCCAGTCATCAGGTTTATCTCTTTGGAACCAGTCTACAATTTCGTCGGCACTGCCAAACCCCGTTCTGTGATTGGATGGGTCGGGGTCTCCTAGTCCCATCCTATTCATAAAATCATCCATACCACCCTCTTGCATGTCGGGGTTTGCTGCTTGGCGTCTTGCCTTTCGCAACCATTCCCTAGCAGTAGTATTTGCCTTGGACAGTTTCTCTGCCCAAATCATGTCCTCTAGATTTACTTCCTCTTTGTTTGCAATCTTCTTACAGATGGACTCTAGTCTTAGTCTGTACTGAGTAGATAGCATACTTATTCTTCCGATAGATAGTGCTCTAGTTGGTTGATCCTGGTGAATTCTTCATGAGCTGCTTCTGAACGCATGTGAAGCACATCACGGATGTCGTCCATGATGAATGTTGGATCAATACCATCATCTAGATATTTATCTATAGATTCCTTAAGATAACGATACCTATGCCACTCTGGTGAATAAGGTTTGTAATGCATGACAAATGATTAGATGAAAATATTTAGAAGCCAGTTACAGGATTTGAACCAGTGACCTGCTGTTTACAAGACAGCTGCTCTACCACTGAGCTAAACTGGCATTTCCTGCACCATATTATAAGATATTATTTTGATGGTGTCAACTCTCCACCCTCACGAATCATATATTCCACAGTGATAGCAACGTCTTTCATTGCTGTATCTAACTTTTCACTCTGACCAGACTCCATTTTAGAAATAGGACGCCTATCATCCAACAAAGTCCACCTCCACAATTCTAGTTCTTGACAGTACCACAGATTAATTTTCATTGGCTGCCTTCTCTTCCTTTACTTTTTTGAAGTAGAGTTTGTAGTATCTCTGCTTGATTGTATCTAGCGTATTCATATCTTCTTCAAATCCCATGTACTTTAAATGTTGATATGAACCTTCAAGTTCACTAATCAAAAGAAGTAGGTTCGTTGAGGTAACTGAAAACCCACCGAACCTATAGTTGCGAGAATCTTTTCTCTGTTCTCTAGTCATTCTTTGTAATAGACAACGACTCAAGTAGGATTCGAACCTACGACCGACTGCTTAGAAGGCAGTTGCTCTATCCAGCTGAGCTATTGAGTCATAAGGGTATTATACAATACCCAGATTTAGAAGTCAACTGAGAACTAACTTCCTAGTGTAATCGTATGCAAAGTATTGACGATTACCCTTGATACCCCACCCTAACCAGTAGTAGGCACCAACCATATATTGATCGATGGATTGACCACGACCTTGAAATTCTGGCAGCACTTTTTGAAATTGATTTTCGTTAATCATATAACGAGTTTGGCATTCCAGAGTGCTGGGATTACAACCGTATTTTTTAGCGAAGTTTCCTAACCCCAGATAACGCTTCTCAGTGGTCCACTGAATGAGTCCGTAACCACCGCTATGGCAACTATGGTAAGGAACTCTAGCACCTCCCTCGCATATGTTGGAATGGAAGTTGCTTTCTTGTTTAATGTTTCCCAGGATTGTCGCAAGGGCATTGCGGTCTGTAATTTTTGTTTGTTCTTGGAGTTGTTTAAGGACATACTTCTCGTTGTCGTTACAGTTGGGACACTTCCAAGATACGGGGATAACTGGCAACTCCACTGGAGGAGGTGGCATCACAGTCTTTTCATTGACCGTCGATGCAAATGCTGCGAGTGCAGCACTAGCACCCCACATCAGTGTCAGATTCGTCAGTGGTTTCATCATATTCAAAATAGTCTTTACGATAATAACGTCCCAAGATATTGCTATTATAGAAGGCAGGAGTGCCGTCTGTCAAGCTCTCGGTCAGTACGTTATTTAGAAAGAGTTGTCGTGTCTCTTCGTAATTACATTTTCCAACGCTTGTGTGGAGGGAGAGGATTTCTCGGTCAAACGATAACCTCCCATTCCGTTTAACATCCTCAGAAAGCTCTGGACAACTGCCGTAGTATTTTTTCCAGTTACTTTCAGATGTAACTCTCCTCCTCCTTGTCCCAGACCCTTGATTAGTAGCTCTAGGCTTTCGTTTTTGCCAGAAATATTTTCTTCCGATGTACTTTTTACCGTTGGACTTATTGGTAATACAGTAAACAAACCCAAAGTGGCTCCCAATACCGCTCCCGTCAAAAGGGGTGCCGTGATATATCCAGGGATTTTCATAGTCACACATCCAAGTATTAAAAAAGGTTCAGATAATATTTATCCGAACCTTAGCAAAGATATTCTACATAAAAAAAGAGAGGGTGTCAAGCCCTCTCTCTATTTTACTTTTTCTTATTTTTCGCTTCGATCTCTCTGTTCTGTCTCATAATTTCTTTGATGCTACCAGAGATGCCAGTGAATCCATCCTTAGAAGGATCAGTCTGTTTCTTGGAATCATCCTTATATCCACCAGCAGCACGGGCAGCAGCACGATTCTCATCAAGGATGTTAGTGATTTCCTCATCAGTGAGTTCCATCATCACTTCCTCAGCATCATCTAAGGTGCATACATCATACTCCAGCAGGTAGTCCAGAACAATATCAAACTCGGTATCTTCACCAAGTCTGTTAGCAGCAGCACCAGAGACGTTAGAGATGCCTCTAGCGGTCTTTCCGACTGCCTTCTTCAGTCCAGACTTGATGGCACTACCAACTCTTCTCAGGAGACCTCTCTTGCGGGTTGCAGTGCCACTGGAAGCAGTAGAACCACCACCAGAGGAAGAACCACCACCAGAGGAAGAACCACCACCAGAGGA